TCTCTAAATTTAGGGATTATAATAAACTCACACCAAACGAAAAAGCCAAAAACCAAAGCCAAGAAAGGGGCGGTAAAACATGAACAGCCAACGGGAAGACATCGTCCGCCAGGCCGTGCTGGCCAAGCTAGGCTCGGGGTTCGAGTTCTTTACGGCGGATGACATTTTAGCGGTTGCCGGCATCGAGCAGGAGCAGCTGAAGGAGATTTCTGAAAGCATCCCCATCCCGCCGTTGAAAGACGATCATCCGCGGAAATCGAAGTAAATTATCCTACCTTCCCAGTGGCGGAGCGAGCGCTCGGGCCCTCCCCTACCGGCCGCACCTGGCCGGCGCGCAGGTACATCTCGTACTTGATGGCGGCTTTGTCCGCCTTAGAGAGGGAATCCCACAGATCCAAAAGCTCCTGGGACTCGGAGTCCAAGCGATACTCTTTGTTTTCCCCAGTGAGGAGGTAATCTGTTGAAACATTCAGAAATTCGGCAATGCGCGGGATATATTCGGCCCCGGGGTTGCTCCCGTTCTTTTTCCAAGAACCCACGGTGGACATAGGGGCCCCAATATAAACGGCCAGATCTCGTTGGCCGCGGCCACTTTCCGCCAGCAGGCCGAATATTCGTTCGCAAATTGTCATAAGGCACCTCAAAAAATTTGAAAAAATTAGGGGAAAATCCGAAAATCTTCTTTACAAAAACGAAAAGTCGGGCTATAATTGAGACAAACCAAACGAAAAAGCCTAAAACAAGCCGAGATTTCGCAAAAAAGAAGGAGGATTCATTGTGAAAGCGTTTTTCCCCGAGAGAAAAAGCTATGGCGTGTTGGCCGTTCGCGGCCCGGCCTCTATCATGGGGCCCGCCAGGGCCTGGTTAAAGGAAAACGGCGAGCCCATTTCCTTCGCCACCCTGGAGGAAGCGCAAGCCTACGCCAGCTTGGAAAACAAACTTTGCCCCAGCCCCCATGTCCAATACTTCGGGGTTGAGATGAAGAAAGGAGTTTATCAATGAACGTGTATCAGATCAGCTTCACCCGGGGAAACGGCAGCACCGGGTCGGACAGGATCACCGCCCCCAATGAGGAGAAGGCCTAACGGGACTTCAAGCGGGTCTACCGCCCGGGCGATCTGGATATCACCGGCATAACGCTGGTGGAATCCAACGTCCCCGCCACCAAGCAGCAAGAGCGGGACGCCCTTTGGGAGATTCGGAAGATCGTGGAGGAGCTGGGCCCCAGCAGTTACGTGGCCACCGCCTTCCAGGGCTGCTTTGAGGACGCGATGGACAACATCGAGAACGACTTCGCCTCCTCCTATTACACCCGCTGGGCCACCGAGAAGCGGCGGGCAGACGGTCTGGAAGAAGAGGTCTCTGACCTTCGGAAGACACTGACCAGCGGCCGGTGCGACAACGATCAGAAGGACATCGAGATTTCCGCCCTGCAGTCCCAGCTGGAGGCAGTCCAGAAGGACCTGGAAACCGCCCGCAAGGAGCGCTCCACCATGGACAACCTTCTGGCGGACGCCGTGGTCCGCGCGGACACAGCCGAACAGGAGATCATCCGGCTCAAGGCCAAACTGTATGACTATATGGAAAAAGAGGTGATTGCATCGTGAAGGAGCGCCTGCAGCGCGTTCTGGACCTGCTGCGGCTTCCCTTTTGGTTCCTGGTCGGGTTCCTCCTATGCTTCCTTATCTTTAGAGCAGTTGCGAGATGAACCAACAGAAAGCGTACACCGCCACCCCGCAAAAGAAGGCAGTGTAGCGTTCCTCCCAATGCTCCAGGCTGACCGTGAGGCGCGTCACACCCTGGCGCTTTAAGAGGAGGCGCCCTTCCTGGGTGACCAAGATATTCCCCAGGGGAGGGTCCTTGTAACCCGTTCCCCCGCGCATGAAGGGCTGCAGGTCACGCTGATGGACCTTTACCAAGCCCTCCTGCTGCAAAAGCTCCAGGCTGTCCAGAGCTTCATAGCCAAAGGCTTTCACCAGCTCTTCCCGGGACAGGCCCTGCTTGCGGCGGGAAATGCGAAAAAGAATCCGTGTATCATATTCTGGCAATTTTTCCATGGCGGCAGACGTCCTTTCGCAAGATTTCTGCCTCCAGTATATCACATCGTGTGGTGTCCCGCCATTCCGGCCGGCGCCACAGAAGAGGAGTTTTCCATGGAACTTGGAATGATCTTAATGATGTTCGTGCAAACCGTGTGCCTGCTACTCATCTGGCAGAAGGTGCAGAAACTTTGACCGCCAAGGAAAGGAGGTGACGTTCTTGGAGCTCGCCCTTCTCGTTCTCCAAGGGCTGTGTGTCCTATCACTTGCCCTGGAAAGCGTTAAAAAGCGAAAGCACAAATCCACCCACAGCGCAGATCCAAAGAATGGCCTTCGAGATAGGTGACCAGATCTTTTGCACCACATGGAGCTTTCGGAGGAAGGACTTCTTTAGACGGGCCCGTTTGAAGCGCCTGTATGCCTCGGGATTGTTCTTTACGAAATACTCTATATCCTTATCCGTCATTTTTCGCTCAGGCATGGTAATCCTTCCTCACCGGTTAACCTCGGGCTTGTCTGTACGGCCCAGCAGGTAGTCCACGGAACAATCGAGGTAGTCGGCTAAAGGGACTAGGTACTCAGATACAGGTTCTCTCTCACCAGAAGCCCATTCGTAAATAATGCTTTTGGGAATTCCAGTATCTTTGGCCACTCTGTAAAGCGACAAGCCTTTTGCTTTAAGCAATTCGTTGAATTTTTCTTTCATAATTTGTGTATTCCTCCATAATTCCGGAATTTCGGAATACCCTATTGATTATTCCGGTTTTTCGGAATATAATAGACTCACACCAAACTTAAAAGCCAACATTCAACGGCCTAGGAGGTGTGGAAATGGAAACAGACCGAGAAGAGATTATCCGAAAGGCCATACTGGAAAAGCTCAGCGCTGGCTTTGATCTTTTTACCGCCGATGACATTTTGACCGTCGCCGGGATTACCAACCAGCAGCTGGAAGAAATCCGCAGGGGCATCCGGGTAAAGCCTTCCGAAAACGGAGAAAGGAGCTGAGAAGCGAAGCCAAAATTAACTTGTCCACCGGTTATATTTTATAGTATCACAAAAAATCCCAACAAGCAAGCCAAACAAAGGAGGAAAAGAAATGGGATCCCGCAGAAAACCTAAAAACGAATTTGGCGTTGAGCTGCTCAGTTTTTGCGCAGCCAACGGCCTGACCTATAAGGATGTGTGCGAGGGCGCCGGCGTACGGCGCACCACCTTGGTGGAATGCACCACCGGCCGCTGCGCCGGACACGAGCTGATCCCCAAGGTACGCAAGTACATGGCGGAGTACAACGCCAAGAACAAAAAATGATAAAGGAGGAGTTCTCTTGGAAGGAATCCCGAAATTTCTGATGGTGCAGGACGTGATGGAGATTTTATCCATCTCCAAGGCCAAGGCCTATTCCATCATCCGAAACCTCAACGAAGAGCTGACAGCCCAGGGATATGAAACCCTGGCGGGGCGGGTTCCGACGAAGTATTTTGCCGAGAAGTTCTACTGCGGCGAAGAGCTGCTGACACCCCTGGTGAAACCCGTTTCAAAATCGGAAAGGAGAAAGAAAAGTGGCAAGACACACTGCACAGCAGGCCACCAAGTGGCGGCCAAGTAAACAGGCGCGGGTTCTGTACCGCATGGCGTTCTGTATGTTAATCGCGGCATTCGCCGTCCGAATGATTATGGTAGGCTTGGAAGCCCTGGGTGAGAGGACGGGCCTTCCTGGCGGGGAGATCTTCATTCCGCTGTACATTCTGCTGGGGCCGGTGTTCGGCTGGCAGATGCGGGGATGGCAAGAGCCGCCCAAACGTAAGAAGGGGGTGAAACCTTGTACAACTACCGTTGCGAGAACTGTGGAGCCTCGCTTGATCCGGGAGAACAGTGCGATTGTGGAGCTTCCGAGAAGAGCCAGCCGCGTCTGATCACCATGGAGGACTGGAACCGGGAAGGGAACTTCTTCCAGATCGCCAAACCGGGCGACCGTGTAGAGGAAGAGATCGTGGACAGCTTCCGGGACTGCGTTCCGCCGGCGCTTTTGGACGCCGATTTCCTGCAAGTCGGGGAGCCGGTCCGCTACGAGAAGGACAGCCGCACCGGCACCAACAAGCCCACGTTCGTCACCTTTTCGAAAGACGATACAGGCACGTGGAAATACTGCGGCGTCTGCTTCCTGGGCCGAAGCACAGAACCAAGGAGATGACTGAAATGGGATCGAACAAACCCACCTATTACACCATCAATGAAGAGTCCGCCCGTCGGGCAAAGGAGATGAACAGCTTTTCCGACTACAAGGAGGGCAGCGCGACCGCCTCCTACCGCAGCATGGTGAACGAAGCCGCGGCCCTGGCCGAGCGCCAGAAGGCCCGGGTAGACCCCATGTATCACGAGAAGATCGACCGGCTGCTGGACCTCTACGCCAGAAAGCTGGCGGAGAATCTCAACCAGGCCAATTCCATTGACGCCAGATGCCCTTCCATCCTGGTATCAGGAGGAGGAAACTTCCCCGTCCGCAAGAAGGAGAAGCAGAACGCCGCCAGGGACCGCAACGTGGAGGAGTGGAACCGCATCCAGGGGCTGCTCAGCAAGATTCGGTCCGTCGGAACCGGCGGCATCAGCTCGGATGACCCCAATGCGCTGGAGAAGCTCGAAGCCAAGCTTGCCACTCTGGAACGGCGTCAGGAACAAATGAAGGCTGCCAACGCAGCCGTCCGCATGAAGGACACTGAGAAGGGAGACAAACGTCTGGCTGAGCTGGGGTACACGGCAGAGGAGATCAAGCAGCTCCGGTCCCCCGATTACTGCGGGCGCGTCGGGCACCCGTCCTACCAGCTGACGAACAACAACGCGAACATCCGCAGAATCCGCCAGCGCGTCGAAGAACTCAAGAAACGCCAGTCAGAACCCGCCCCGGAGGGCTGGGAGTTTGACGGAGGCCAGGTGGTCGTGAACACAGCAGAGAACCGGCTGCAGATCATCTTCGATGACAAGCCGGACGCGGATATGAGGTCGGAGCTTAAGAGCGAAGGGTTCCGCTGGGCGCCGTCACAGGGCGCTTGGCAACGACAGCTTACCGACAACGCTTTCCGGGCCATCCGAAGGATCAAGGGGCTCTCCCCTGATTCGCCCCAATTATAACACAGAAGGGAGGAACACCGCATGGCAGACAAAGTGGCGCCAGTCACCAAAAGTTTTCTACGAGAAGCACGGCTGAAAGCGGGGTTCGCCACCCGTGAAGCGGCCTCCATGGCACTGAACTATGCGCCCGAAACCATAGGCCGGCACGAACGCGGCGATGTAGCGGTATCGCCAGATGACGTCCTTCGTTATTCCGAGGTTTACCACCGGCCGGACATCCTGCTGAGATATTGCGCGGAATGCCCTATCGGCAAAGTTACCGGCAGAACCGCGGTAGACCGGGATCTCCCGTGGGCAGCCCTGAGGGTCAGCCAACGGCTCCAGCAGGCGAAAGAAATCGCGGACAAGCTGGAAAGCATCGCGGATGACGGGATCGTGGACAACCTGGAACGCAAGGACTTCGACCTGGCGCTGGAATATCTAAGGTCCCTTGAGCAGACCATCAGCGATATGCTCCTGTGGGCAATGTCCAGACAAGGAAAATGCCGCCCCGCTGGCACGGGAACGGCAAAGCACAAAGAAAAATAACACTATGGCTAGTATAGCACGGCAACCCCGCGCTGTCAAGGAAGGAGCCGATTATGAATAACAGCATCGTGGGAACCATCGTCGAACTCAACAAGTACCCCACCGATAAATACAATGTGCTGATCCCCGTCAGCACCATGCAGGCCATGAGCAACCTGCAGAAAATCATTGTGAACCAGGTACAGCTGGACGCAGACCCCAAGACCTCCAAGGACATCTACTTTGAGCGCAGCACCGGCAAGTATGCCATCACCAAAGTGGGAGGCATGAAACTGGCAGCCGCCGCCAACATCAGCATCGTGGACACGCAGACCGGCATGACCAGTGCCTGCAAGCGCTGCGTTGACATGGCGCGGGTTACGGGCCAGTCCAAAACCTGCGGAGCTTGCCCAGCCAGGAACGACATTGCCTGCAGCGTTACTATCCGCGTCCCGGAGCCTTCCGGGGGATTCCGCACCATCACGGAGTCCAAAGAGATTGACTGCGCCATTGAGGCCGCCGGCATGAAGGACGGCACCGAGGGGCAGCAGTTCAAGAGATTCCTACCCCACCGCGCCGCCATCGCGGAAAGTAAGGCATTTATGAGAGCCCTCAGGGCGGCCCTGGGGCTCGCCGGCACCTACTCTCTGGAAGAAATTCGAAAGCCTTTCATCATCGCCCACGTTGTGCCGAACCTGGACGCCCCGGAGATCAAGGAGGCGGTGGCCTCCAATTACCTGCAGTCTATGGGAATGCTGTTCGAGGGCGCAGCGTCCAAAAATACGCTCCCGGATGTTTCAGAATCCCATCCTGCTGAGGCAGAGGGCAATGTCCAAGAAGACGTCGAGTACGGAGATTACACGGATGTCCCCGAGCCAGAAGATTACCCCGTCGATGACGCCATTTACTGCGATGATTGCGGGGAGGAAATCCGGGAAAGCCGGTCTCGCACCGGAAAAATATGGACTCCCGAAACAATCCGCAGTTATAGCATCAAACACTTCGGACGCTGCCTTTGCCCGAGGTGCCAGCAAAGTGAAAGGGGGCGCTGAGAATGCTAATATTGCACACAGGTGATCTGCACCTCGGGGACCTAACAGGCCCTGTGAAAAACGGCAAAAACGCCCGCCGTCAGGACACGCTCGCCTGCATGGAAAGCATTGTGCAAGTCGCAGAAGCAACTACTCCGCGCCCCCACGTTGCGATCATCGCCGGCGATCTATTTAACCGCAGCAGAGTTTGGGCAGACACCGCCCTGGAGGACGTTCAGGAGGCAGTTACTACGTTCATACGGCCACTTTGCAAGTGCTGCGAACACGTGGTACTGCTATTCGGAACGGAAAACCACGACAACCCAAAAGCTTTCGGCCTTCTCCAAGAGCTTACCAGGGATGAAAAGAACCTTCACGTTTATGTGAAGCCGGGGGTACATAGGCTGGAAACCAGCGACGGGGACGTACAGATCTTAGCCCTGCCTGGATTCGACAAAGGCCGCCTGCGGCTTTTCTGCCCCGGAGCGGACAAGGAAGCCGAAAACCGCAATGCCACAGCGCTCATCAACGATGTACTCCTCGGGCTATCCATTGGGCTGGACAGAACCATCCCCAGCATTCTGGCCGCTCACTACACTGTTGCGGGCAGCGAATACAACAACGGAAGCACGTTCCTCGCGGGTCAAGATACCGTCCTGGTGCCATCCACCATTGACTCCACCGGCGTCACTCTCGCTTGCTTGGGACATATCCACAAACCACAAAAAATCAACTGCCACACTCCCGCGTACTACTGCGGCAGCCCCAACCAGCTTACCTTCGGGGACGAAGGGACAAAGCACGGATTCTGGATGCACACCATCGGTTATACCTTTGGCAAGCCGGATTACGCAGAAAGCCTCTTCTTTACGACACCCGAGCGCAAGCACTACACCTATAGGCTCAGTCCTGATGATGTAGGGGAGTTTATAAGCACCGGAGGGCTCAGCAAGGTCCCGGAAGCGGTGAAGGGTGCCATCGTCCGAGTTCGATATAGCTGTAACGCCGAACAAGACAAGGCCCTGAGCAAAGCAGATCTGCAAACTAAACTGCTCGCCGCCGGCGCGTTCTACGTGGCGGAGGTGCTGCCAGAAGATGTAGAGGAGCTTGACTCGGCCTCCGAAGTCACCGAGCATGAAGGCCCCGCAGAAGCCCTGAAGCGGTACTTGGACAAAGCGGGGATTGACCCCTCAGACTCCGAGAGGCTCCAGGAACTCGCTGCCCCGATGATCAAACAGGCAGACGATAGCAGGGACGCCGATAAGCGTACCGGGATCTTCTCCCCCCTATCCATCGAGGTCAAGAATTACCGCAGCTATACCGAGGCATCCTTCAGCTTTGAGCCGGTTCACATGGCGATGGTAAATGGCCAAAATGGTGTTGGGAAGTCCTCCCTCTTCATGGATGCCATTGTAGACTGCCTTTATGAACAAACCCGCAAAGAAGATACCGGCGGATGGGTGCGAGACGGCACCAAGAGCGGCGCCATCACCTTCACTTTCGGCATGGGCGCCGAAACTTACCGGGTCATCCGCACCCGCACTAAAAGCGGCCGAGGAACACTGGCAATTCACCGGCTGAACCCCGAAACCGGAGAGTGGACCAATGAAAGCGACACCACCATGAAGCTTACGCAGGCCCACATCGAGCGAATCCTGGGCATGGATTGCACCACTTTCTGCTCCATCGCCCTCATCCGGCAGGATGCCTACGGCCTGTTCTTGGAAGCCAGCAGCGACAGGCGAATGGAGGTCCTTTCGGCCCTGCTTGGGCTGGGAGTTTACACCAGGCTAGAGTCCATTGCTAAAGACAATGCCAGCGAACAGAGAAAGCAGATCGCTGCCACACGGGAGCGTCTCTCCGTCCTCGAGGAGACAATCGCCACAAAAGAAAAGCTCCTGGAGGACATGAAGAGATACGACGAGCAGATCAAAGCTGCCACGTCAGACGGAGAACACCTGGACACAGCTATCTCCGAAGCCCAGCGCAGCGCCGCCATGCGAGAAGAGCTTCAGCGGCAGATTTCCTCTAAGACAGCGGAACTCAGCCGCGCCAAAGAGGATTACACTCGAAAATCGAGAGAACTTGTCATAGCCCAAACCAACCTCTTCAAGGCACAGAGGGACGCTGAAGACCTCCCGAGGGCCGAACAGGCTGCTTCTGACGCCGCTGCTCTGCAGGCCACCATTGATAGGCTGCAGGAAAAAGACGCTGAATACAGTTCCCTCGTTGCCACGATCAGCACCAAGGAAGACGCGATTTCACAAGCGGAGCATGACCGGGAATCCTGCAAAGCGGCAGAAGCGCAGGTCCAGTCGGTCTTGTCCCAAAAGACAAACATTGTGACCGCCCAGCAAAAGATGGAAGAACTTTCCCACCGCCGAATCGAGGCAGAAAAAAGATTTCAGGCCTTCCAGCAAGCCCATCAGAACGTTTTGGAAGCGAAAGCTGCCAGAGATAAGTTTGTGGTCAACTCGAAAGCGGAGCTTGATCGCTACGACCGAGACATTGCCTACCTTGGGCGGAAGGCGGAGCTGCTTAAACAAAGCAACTGCCCCCTTGGCGAAAAGGCTTCTTGCGCTTTCCTCGCGGACGCAGTTGATGCTCAGAAGATGCTGGAAGCCACCACCGAAGAAAAAGACCGCTACGCCTCGCAGGCAAGATCTGACTACTCCCACCTGAATGAAGCGTTCAAGCGGGCCAAAGAGGCTTACATGGCTATCAAAGACCCAGGGGCTGAGCTAGAGGAAATCGGCGTTGAGGAATCAAAATACCGCGAACTTGCCGGCCTTTATCCCAAATTGGCGGCAGCGGAGGCAAAAAGAGAGGAACTTCGGCTACGCTCCGAGGATGCCGAATCCAAGATCCGGCGCCTAACCGAGGAGCTGGAAGATGCGAAGCAGTCTCTCCCGCCCCTTCAAGAAGGCCACACGGCCAGAGAAGCCTCCAGGGTGCGTCTGAAGGCGGTAAAGCCCATGGCGGACAAACTTCCCCAGGCCAAAGCTGCAAAGGCCACCGTTGACGCGCTGGAGCCGCAGATTTCGGCAACGAAAGAGGAACTCTATAAGCTTAACAGCAAAACAGAGGAACTTGAGTCGGAAATCGAGCGGATCAGGGTTTCTTTACAGCCCATAACGGCAGATCTTTCGGCCCTTTCCAAACAGAGGAAGAGTATTTCCAGTTTGATCACCAGCCTATCTTCCAGCAAAGGAGGAGTCCAGGCGAAGCTGGACACCATCGCGGAAGCAGAAGAACAGGCTCAAGAATACCGAAAGGAAATCTCCCATATTGCAAGAAAGCTTAACGATTACCAGGATCTGGCGCAGGCCTTCGGCCTGGATGGAATCCAGTACATGATTGTGAAAGGTGTTGTCCCTGAAATCACCCACAGAGCCAATGAAATCTTGTCCTCCATGACCGGAGGCATGATGGCTGTAGACATTAGAACCGAGAAGGAACAGCGCAGCACAAAACAGATCGTCAATGCCTTAGAGGTTTGGATCAACACGATCAACGGCGGCAGCCGGCCTTATCTTTCCCACAGCGGCGGCGAGAAGGTCAAAATATCTCTCGCAGTCACCTTGGGACTTGCAGACGTCAAGGCCCGCCGGGCAGGCGTCCAGTTGGGGATGCTGTTTATTGACGAACCCCCTTTCCTGGACTCAGACGGGACAGAAGCCTATGCAGACGCCCTTTCCAGCATGGCGGCAAGAAACCCATCCATGAGGATCCTGGCGATCAGTCACGACCCAGCCATGGTAGCGCGCTTCCCGCAGAACATCCGCGTGGAAGCCGGAGAAAATGGCAGCAAAGTACAAATGGCATGATATTGCTTAGGAGGTAACACAAGTGGCAGAAGTTGATGCGTTCGTCTTTTTCAAGAGCTTTTACGAGGGCGCCAAAGAGCTTGATGATGCGGATCGTCTCGCGTTTTACGACGCCATCATCGAGTACGCTTTCAATGGCGATGCATCGCCTGCCACTGGCGTTGCCAAAGCCTGCTTCTCCTTTGTAAAGCCCGTGCTTGACAAGAGCAAGAACCGGGCTGAAGCCGGCAGAAAAGGCGGCAGAGCAAGCCGGGGAACCCCAGAGGATTCCTCCGAAGGGAAAGAGGATCTTCCCCATTCCGAATCCGAGGATAAGCAAACTTTAAGCAAACCCGAAGCAAACCCGAAGCAAAATGAAAGCAAACCCGAAGCAAACTCTGAAAATCGCGAAGCCATAAAGGATAAAGGACTAGGGATAAAGGATAAAGGACTAGGGATAAAGGAAGATAAAGGGATTATTGCTCCGAACTCTTCCGACGGAAGCTTGGGCAGCGTTGCGAAAACGCCCGCTGCCCCGTCTTCCGTGATCTCCCTGCCCTTGGCATCAGGAGAGGGCTATTCTGTGTCCGAGGATGATGTCACCCTGTGGTCAGGGTTATACCCGGCCGTAGACATACTCCAAGAACTGCGGAAGATGGCCGGGTGGCTTGATTCCAACCCACGCCGGCGCAAAACGGCCAGGGGAATCCGCCAGTTCATCACAAGCTGGCTGGCCAGAGAGCAAGACAGGGGCAGGGCACGGGCATCCCCGGAGGTAAAATCACGCAGCTATGACATCCGAGAGCTGGAAGAACTCAGCCAATTCGACCTGCCCGAAAACCTGTAGGAGGAAGGATCTAGCGATGAAGTCCAACGTAGTGAGGATATGTGAGCTGTTCAACTGTGACCGCCGTCACGGGAACTACTGCTGCGCCGATTGCGGCTACAAGAGGACTGGGAGGTGTTCCAACCCCTGCCTCAACGACCCCACAAAGTGTGGGTACATGAAGACCGCGCCAAAAGACAAAGTGGCGCGCAAAGCTCCAAGGAGGTGATTTTCGTGGACAAGTCCGATGAAGTGTTCACCATCCAAGCGAGGCGCTGCAAGCGGTGCGGTGGGCTGCTCACATCATCCCAAGGGATTCGGGACGGTTATGGCCCCTGCTGCCTTCGTAAGATCCAGCAGGAAGAAGCCCAACGGAAGATGCTGGAAAATCAATGCAGCCTCTTCGACCAAGAGGTCAAAGATGGTGAATAGGAGAAGAATGCTGCGACTTGCAAGCAGCTCAACATGACACAATCGAACGGAGTGAAAGTTGTGAATAAGCCTTTTGAAGAATGGACCCTGCAAGAAGTGAAAGATTACTGTGCATCTCATGATTGCTGGAGCGATTTCGGGTTTACGGTTAAAAGTGGGAAATGTCGGATCATGGACGTGGCCCCTTGCCATTGGGACCTGTCTTATCACCGCTGGACCAAGCAAGATGCAGAGGTCGCAAGGGCCATCAAGACGATTTACCCGGGGGCGGTTTCGCTAGTAGGAAAAAAAGATCATCCCGGTTCTACAGTGCGCGGGGAAGACTTCGACTATGATAGCAGCATACCTCTGGAGGCTATTTGCCTGAAGCCCGGAGAAACGGTTTTACTGGAAAGTATAATCAGGGAGGGAGCGCGGTGACAGATGTTGAAAAAGCCCTGCGGGGCGACCATAAAGCAGCCAAGCGGGTGACTGAGGCGCGGGTGCTGCTGCCTTGCCCGTTTTGCGGAAGCAAAGAAATTAAAAAGGGAAGTTGCTATGGGAGGACATGGTACTTTTGCGGAGATTGTATGGTTGAATTGCCAGGACAATTGGTAGAGTATACGGCCCGCCTTGCCTGGAACACCAGGGCGGTGAAGGAGAGAAAGAAATGAACTCTATTGACGCGTTTATCATGGGAGAGGCAAACAGAGGAAAGAACTTGATGGTTTTTGACTGGGATAAAGCCGCACGACTTATCCGAGATATGAAGCCTAAGAAAGCCAGTGCTGGGCTTCGAGATGATTGGGAAAACACCGGAGGAGAAATTTTCTCACATGGGAGGCCAATCACAGGCCGTTCATTTCTTGCTTCTACTTGGGCGGTCCCAGAGATTGATCTTGATGGAGACGTAATCCCGTGCTACAGGATGCAGTATGAAGTCCCGCGCTGGGGCGCTGAAACGAAATGGCCGAAAAGCGCTCTAGATATTCTGAACGGGGAGGCCCAAACATGACGAGAGAAGAAATCATCGTTGACAGTTTTGCGGGCGGCGGCGGGGCCTCCACGGGGATCGAACTGGCCACCGGCCGCCCCGTGACCATCGCCATCAACCACGACCCGGACGCCATACTCATGCACAAGACGAACCACCCGTTTACGGAGCATTACCAGGCAAGCGTGTGGGACGTTGACCCCAGGGAGGTGTGCCACGGCCGGCCAGTGGGCCTGCTGTGGGCATCCCCCGACTGCAAACACTTTTCAAAGGCCAAAGGCGGAAAGCCGGTGGACAAGAACATAAGAGGTCTGGCTTGGATCGTCCTGCGGTGGGCCGGGACCGTGGCACCCAGGGTGATCATGCTGGAGAACGTGGAGGAGTTCCAGACTTGGGGGCCTGTACGGAAAGGCCGCCCGGTGAAATCCAAGGTGGGCCAGACGTTCCACAAGTGGGTTTCCCAACTGGAGGCCCTGGGGTATGCCGTGGAGTGGCGGGGACTTGTGGCAGCGGACTCCGGGGGGCCGACCCCG